CTGGCTCGCAACGAACCAACAACTCCCCACGAGGCTCCACAATCGGGATAACAGCCATCTCGCCCACGTCCGGCTCATTGCGGATCATCAGCAGGTTGTTGTAATTCTCAGCCAGATATGCGGCAATGTTCTCTTCGGTAGAGCTAACGGACTGTGTAATGGTCTTGGAGGTTTCAAACATGTGTCCAGCCACCCACCGTGCGACCCGCTCTACGTTGATGTCGTGCAGTCCAAGAGAGTGGGCAATTGCGCCCCCCGTTAAACCAATCGCCGCCATCGTTGACCAGATACGTTCGCGCTGTGTGAGGTTAGCTGCGGAGTCGGTCTTTTCCTGTGTGCGGCGCAGCATACCGATCACATCACTTTGGTTGTTCATGATGTAACGCATATAGGGGAGCCAAGCCATTCCATAGTTGTGCTCCAATTGTGGAAACAACATATCTGTATACGCCTTTGGGTACTTGGTGTTGCGACGAACCTCAACTTCAATCACCCGCATCAGTTCACCTTCAGGAAAACTTTTGTTCATAAACAGCTTGTCGGAAATACTGGAGTTTGATGTCGTCAGGGTGGGAGTCTGCCATGTGGTCAGGTTTAGCCGCTCTGTATTGGTATGGGTTTCCATGCGGTTCTTTCCACGCCCGGAGGTGCTTGCGTAGACTTGATCTGACAACTCCATTGGTTTCATGTTGGTGATTTCATCAATCGTCAAGGGAAGATGGCGCATGACCCCCGCACGGTGAATCCGCACGTTGTAGGTGTCGTCCTTCTGCATGAGCAAATCAAACGGATGCCCCCAAATACTGTTTGCAGCGAGCAAGGCCGAAGACTTACCGATACCGGAATGTTCACTGACTAGGTTATATACGCCACCGCGCAAGGGGGTGAATTGCATCAATGGTGCACCGAAACTTAAGAACACCGCAAACGCATAGGCTTCCATGTCATCATTGGAGTAAAAGTTGATGACCTCTTTCCATTTGTGGAAGTCGCCGCGCTCGGTTAACGCCGGGATGATGTTCATATTTCGGGTTGCTGGAGGTGCGTATAGAATATCTTGCCCCTCTGGTTGACCTGCAACAAGTTCTTTAGTGCCAACGACAAACGTACCATCGTTTGTCCAGCCCATCTGCGAGCGTACTTTCTCTGCCTGTTTTGTCATTTGTAAGTGCCTCAACCATTTTTTAACGTAAATCAAATACTCAGTCACTTGCTTGGTGTCGATAGCCATCAACCCTTGCATAGCGAGAGCATCCCTTAACTTATCTCGGGCAACTGCATCCGCAAGGGGGACGCTAAATTCCCTGATGCCGTCTAGCGGCATATGTAAACGAAACCACAACACCTCCCCAACATCGGGGTCGCTCATACGACGAGTAACATAAAAGTCGTACTCGCAAATCTGTACTGACGTATCAGGCTCCCCCGGAACCTTGACCACTTTGTGTACTCCCGTGCCGCCCTTGGGTCTGAAGTATGGGCTAGGGAATTCTGGTATTACTGTGGTGGGTGGCTGGATACTGGGATGCAGTAACACCGTAGCCGCAGGTTTTGGGACTTCTACCGTGCGGTCTTCCTCGGTTACTGCGGGCTCGACATACTTACCCAATTGCGCGGGGGTAGCGATAGTCCCCCGGTGCTTACATCCCTTGCATTGCTCCGAATCCAACTTCTCAAACGCTTGACAGGTGTATGGGCCATTGGTCTGTGACGCTTTCTTATCAGCGTTACCGTAGCTGTATCCGGGGTAGCCTTCCGATATTTCCTTGATTGCATACTCACGATCTTGGCAGATCTGTGCAATCGACAACCCTGCTCTCCATAGTGGTTCGGGGAGTGCGTCACGCTCCTTACGGATTCGTTGCAACTGCTGGCAGGAATCGGTGCGATCCATAATGATCTTAAACACCGTCACACCAACTATGTTTTTGGTTACGTCATCGTCTACATGCTTAATATGCTCTGGTACAGTAAATGGTAGTACCTCCTCATCGTTATTGGTTTCTCTATCGGTATCGCCCAAACCCAACTTGGCAGCAAACGCCATCAAGTCAATCGGTTCATAGGTGTCCGTCAGGATGTGACCTTGCTTGGGGTTTTGTNGATCACGGTAGTTCTTTGAGCCGGGGTAGCGTAGTAGCCGTGCGCTGTCAGTGGTGCATGAGGTNTCAACAAGCAGACCGTGCTTCAATGTTAGTGCTTGCAAACGTCCAGCGATAGGCTTCCAGATTTCAGGATCGATCTCTTTATCGAACGGCCAGTACANATGGATACCGTTGCCGGAGTTAACCCATAAAGGAGCAGGCAGGTCGGTAGCTGCGATAAACGCATCAATTGCATCGGTGGCATCACCTTGCGTGGCATAGCATTTGTCGTTTTCCTTACCGACATCGATATCCAGCCAAAACGATTTAACTTTTGCTGCGTTTACCTGTGTGCGCTTACCCTGCTCTTTGAATGTCGCAGGGGTGTAGTACTGATCGATTCCATCAATCACTGCTTCGGTTATGTCTGCAAGATCTTCGACAGACTCTAAGAATACATGCTCGATTTTTCCGTTTGAAATAGCCGCAAAACAATACACCCCTTGGCTTGGAGTTACTAACCGAAAAAATTCTAAGGGTGTCATCGTATGCCTCTGTCTATGATTATTTACCGCTCACCGCTGCCGTCAGTTTTTTTAAATACTTTGGCGATGGTTGATACTTCCCAGTAAACCAGTCATAAACAGTCATGCGAGACACGCCCAACTTATCAGCGACCGTTCTGATTGACACGCCGCTCTCTACAGCCTGCAACCCAAGTCGTACCCCGATTGGTGCGCTTTTGGATTTGGCAAGACTGCGTATTTTTGTTACGAACTCAAATGAATACCCGCGCATCATGGACTCCTAAAGATGAAAAAGGGGCGGCGCGAACCGCCCCTACGACGCTGTTTAATTACTCGTCGTCATCGGCCCATTGATCAAGCACGGACTTAACATCTACATCCTTCGTCTTGCCACGTACCTTTGGGGGTGCGTCATCTTCATCGTCCGTAGGAGCAGCTTTCTTTCCACCGTGCATGGCAGCGGCAGCTTTCAGCACCGCAGCGGACTCTTCATCGGCCTCAAACTCCTCGGNGTTTGCCTTNTTGTTTGGNACAAATCGCATCGTGATGGCTTCGACTGCATCGGGATGTTGGCTACGCTCACGGCACTGGTTGTACTCTTCCTCATCCAACGGGCGGATAGGTTTGAAGGTCAACTTCGGTGTTGCGGAGTCCGTGTCAAAACGCATCTCAGTCACAACTGCCGTGATTGGCAACCCATGCGCGTCGAGGAACTTAGCGTACTGGCGAAGCGGGAGCTTACCTTTGTCACCCTTACCAAACACAGACTGTGATGGCAGGATCAATTGCAGAATATCACCTTCAAGATCATTCTCAAGCGCCACGGCAAGCCAACGGCTGTAACGACATGCACGGCTATCACCCTGACCCGAGCCACGAATATTCTGCGGACACGTATCGCACTTGGAACTCTGTGGGTTCTCCACTGCCTCATCTGGTGATACACCATCTGATGACCAGCACTCAGGTGCTTTGTTCTCACCTTCCTTGAAAGTTCCGGAGTAATACGTACGGTACTCAGTTGCGGCGCTGTTTAAGATCACCATGTTCATGGCACGATCTTCGTTTCGCATGACTTCTTCACCGCCTACGATTTTGCGAAACACACTGCCTTTGATAGAGATGCGGGGAATACCGCCGGAGCCCAACATGCTCTTGGTGATGTCATCGCGCTGGATGTTCTTCAGGTATGCGGGCAGTTTGTCTTTCTTCAGAAAAGTCAGGTCACTCATGGTGGTTCTCCGTAAAGTCCTTGATAGGGTTTTGAACAACTTGTTGATACTTGTCTGCTGGGATACCAAAGAATTTAGTTACGTCACTCCAGAAAAAACGGTAGTGGGTGCCAATCTTGATACTGGGCAGGGGTTCTACTTCTCTACGTGCCACGCTAAGAATGGTGGCACGGCTGACTCCTAGCGCTTTTGCTACTTGCGCCGTGGTCATCGGGCGTTCCGTGATCATGCTTTACTCCTTCTGACGGAAACGGTGTATCGGTTATCGACGTTTAGCCCTACGGGCATCGCATCAGGGTTTTCCTTAATGAACTCTTGCATCTGTCTCTGGGAAATCCTACGTTCCAAAAGGTCAGGTGCTTGGTGTTCCATGATAAATTTGTGCATTGCCTCCCAATCACTTGTCCAATATCTAGTCTGAACCGTACGAGAAACCGTACCGTATTTAGTGCGCAAGCTATCTGCGCCCGTGGTCTTGCATAGTTCAAGCAACTGGGCTTCTACCAATTCCATTTGCTCTTTGACTGTGTTATCTTGCTCTTCGTACTGCGCCTTTATTTGTGAGCGGTAATCCCGCATCTTCACATAGGCTTTAACCAGTTTCTCTGCCGTTGCGTCCATAACTCTCTCCTAATGAGTTTACATTGTAAAGCAGGATATTTACATTGTCAATACTTGTTTGAACATCTCCAACAAACTTTCATTTGTATCTTCGCAGGTGTCGAGCGCCTTATAGCGCTTCTCCTCCACCGGACTGCCTTGTAGCCGCACGACCAAACACTTGTTCTTCTGCCCTGCACGATGGATGCGGGCGTTGGCCTGCACATAAGTCTCGTACGACATGATCGGCCCCCACCACACAATCGTATCGGCTGCGTGGAGTGTCACCCCGTGTGATGCGGCTTGGGGTTGGATAAGGAGCACTTGCGGCGTTGGCTGCTCTTGGAACCGCTTGATAATATCAGCCCGCTTACTGGCACTGACCTTGCCGTAGATCACATCTACGGTGTACTTCTTTGCGAGTAGTTTCTCCTGTAGCACCTCCAGTGTGTTCGTGTAAGGCACAAATACCAGCACTTTGTTATCAGTGCCATCGATGACTTCTTGTAATACTTTGAACCGCTCACTGATATCCAGCTCAACCGTAGATTTATCATCGGTGTAGACCGCACCACTACTGACCTGCAATAACTTCTGCAACCCGACTGCTGCGTTGACCGCGCTGATGTTTTCCCCTGCGACTTGTGCTGCCATACTCTTTCGCAGTTGTTCGTACAGTTTTAACTGCTGCTTGGTGAGCGGCACTTCGCGTGTGGTGTACATGATGTCTGGCAAGTCCAGACACTCATCCTTGGTGAAGCGGATCGCGGGTTGGAGTAAGCGATTGACAACGTTATTTGCATCTCGTTTCGGCACCCATTTAAACGTAGTGACTTTGTTCATCACCATGTCACGGAATATCCCAAACGAACGGGGAGCAGTGGACGGGTTCATCATCTTTACCAGCCCATAGGCATCGAGCGGGGACTGTGATGCGGGCGTACCCGTAGCCATCCAAAGCCATGTGTCAGGGCGGATCAACTTGTTGATGGCCTTCCAGCGATTTGTCGTGGCGGTCTTAACATAGTTCGCCTCGTCGATGATCACAAGATCAAACCCACCTTCCAGCAGGTCAGGCAGCATAAGCTCCACGCCATCAAAATTGATGATCACAAACTCCGTGTTCTCATGCAGCACATCCTTGCGTTGTTGCCGGGTACCGTGGGCAATACCGACACTGCGGTGCATTGCGCCATGAAACAAATCACTCACCCAAGCCGCTCGCATCACAGACACCGGACATATCACCAGTACCCGTTTGATCTTCTTAATATTCATCAGATAGTCCGCTGCCCATATCATGCTCAGCGTTTTACCTGTGCCCGGATCGTTCAGCACGAATGCCCTGCGGTTAAGCGTCAAGAACGCCGATGTCTGTTTCTGGTGCGTGAATGGCTCTCTGGTTCCCGGCCATCGGTATTTCGCCATGATGGGGGATGGTACGTTTTTGATACGCAGATTCTTCAGTACTTGGGCGCTCTCCAGCGACCAGTGCACTAGGACTTCACTCGTACCGTCGTCATGCGTAGCAACCACAGTACTTTTCGGTATGACTTCCAGTACCCGATGTGGGTTGCGGAGTCGCATTCTCAATGCTTTGTTGTCGATAACTTCCACACGTCTCTCCAATAGCGTAACGCCCAAAAGTGGTCTTTGGGTCGCACGGGGGTATTACAAACTGCCCGCTAAGCGGGTTACTTCTTGGGGGTATTACGCTTAACTGACCGATCAGCATTTCGGCTGAACGATTTATTCTTGTTACCATCTACAACCCGCAGGTTGCTTGCTCCGTTACCACCACCCTTGGATAAGGGCTTGCGGTGGTCTACATCTTTACCGTCGCCTTTACTGACTTTACCTTCTCGCTCTAGTCGGCGGCGGGCATTGTTACGTTTGGCACGGTTCTTTTTCTGCTCTTCCGTACCTTGGTATAGATCATACTCGCGGTCATAGTTTCTAGCCATTATCGTTTCCCATTATGGACACAGGATACTACCGGGCACCACGCTTTGCATAGCCCCGATGGGTTAGGGTTCCACACCCCATTTTCGTACGCTGCTTCCAATCTGGCAACTTCCGGCAACCAATCCATCCACATTGCGGGGGCGTTGTCTTGCGCGTACTGGATAGGCATCATTTTATCTTCTGCGCAGAATAGTAGTCCAGCTTTTACTTTTTTGATATCAGGAAAGATTTTGAACACCGCAAGCGACATTAGCTGTAATTGACTCATATCAGCGTTTTTGGATTTACCGAACTTGTAGTCAATCATACGGGCCACACCTGTTTCCGAGTTCACAATCAGCAGGTCTACCGCACCACGCAACCATACGTCCTTGGCGAAAAAGTCGCAGGGCTGCATCTCCTTGGTCAAGCCAAATTTAAACTCGCAGTACTTGTCCCCATCCAAGGCTTTAAGTATGTCGAGCTGCTTGCGCATGAACTCATACTTGCCGGGTAAGTCCTGATTGTTTGCGATGTACAACTCTGCGGCTTTGTGTGCGTCTATGCCGTATAGCATGATTTCTGACTGCGACTCTTTAACATCCTTTAAAACCTTCAAGTGGTAATACTTCTTGGGGCAGGATTGGAACGTCTTGAGTGCAGAAAACGACCATGCTACTTGTGGCATCTTATCTCTCCGAATAGTGGTGGGCTTTCATATCGTGAATTGCAATTAAAGCCAACCTTAATTCTACCAGTGCCTCCTTCCCAACTTCCAGTGATTTCTCAAAATCATTGTTTAACAGCGCGACGCGCATGGCTTTTAATCC